GTTGTCTACAGTCGGGTCGGATGTCTTACTGCCGAGGTATCTATCATCAAAGTTATCAAAAGCTGTTAGCGCACTGTCCCTTGCCGCTTCTGCCGCTGTTTGGGCTGAAGCCGCAGATGATGCACTCGATGAAGCTTCACCAGCTTTAGTTGTACTAATCGTGGCTTGGGCAGAACTCACACCAGCTTGTGTTGTTGCCGTTGCAGAACTGACAGCGGAGGCATCTTTATGTGTCTCAGCGGTATTACGATATGATAGTGCTAAGTCTCTCGCACTCTCACTTGCAGTCTGAGCAGTTTGTGCAGATGTAGCTGAAGTACTTGCTTCGCCAGCTTTGGTTGTGGCTATTCCGGCTTGTGAGGTTGCTATTCCGGCTTGTGTCGTCGCCGATGACGCACTGGATAAAGCATTTGCTTCAGAGCTTGCCGCATTAGTTTCAGAACTTGCCGAATTGGTTTCAGAGCTTGCGCTGTTAACCTCTGAAGCCGCCGCCGCAGAAGCTGACGAAGATGCTTCAGACGCTTTTGTTGTTGCTGTTTGAGCGTTTGTTTGCGCTGTAAGCGAACTACTTGAAGCACTTGCTGAAGCTGACGATGCGTTAAGGCTTGAGGCTTCCGCTGATGTCTGCGCCGCTTCTGCCGCACTTTGAGCCGCTTCTGCGGCAGTCTTTGCTGTTTCTGCATCGGTTGCTCTCTGTGTTAAGTTTGAGTTGACCTGCGAGTTGACACCATTCTGTTTAAAGAACGAGCTATCGGATGCGGTGTCTGCAATCTCGGTTGGGTCGGTTGCGTCATTGCCGGATGTGCCGACATTATTTGTGCCGGACTGTTTAAAGAAACTTGTCTTTGACATTATACCCCCGAGGCGGTGTATCTGGCACTCGGTTGAATTACCTGAGTACCACCATTGACTTCTTGATCGTTTGCTTGCTCTTGTAGCTCCAACATGAAGCCTTGATACTTCTGCTCGAACTGTACGGCTCTCTCGTCGAGATAATAATCTGAAGCATAAGTTAATGCGCTGTAGATAATTAAGTCTGGAGCAACTTTGGTTAAAGCATTCTCAGCTGTGTCTGAGGACAGTGCAGGGAACTCGCCGTAATAATACAAAATGACTTCGCCGCTGGAGGGCTGAGGATACAAAAAGAGCTTCTCTTGTTGCCGAGTAAAGCTCTGAGGTGTTCCTGAATATGTATTCTTATTTAATGTTCGGAAGCGCGACATTGGTATGCGACTAATCTCAGTGTTGTCATAGTAGAGACTGATGATTTCTATGAAGTCATTAGGTAGTTCTACGAATGCAGTTTGTGAGCTGATTGTGTACGTCGTCAGTTTCTCCTGCATAGGTGTACGGAGCTGACGTTGAATACGAGCAATGCCTTGATCAATAAATGTAGTCGTCAGGCTTGCGGTTATGTCTGACCTGTTAAGGACGTTATTAAAGTGTGTTTTCAGGTCGCCGTAATTCACAATTAACCCCTACGAAGTTTCTTCTTAGTCATCACACGACCTTTACCCTTTTTACTCAGGGCTTTTTTAGCGTCTGCAATTCCTTTTTTGGTGTAAGGGTATTTCTTACCTCTGACGTTTGGCATTACTTTCTCCGTGATTTAGCACCGCTACATTTCCATTTGCGGCGCGACAAATTATTTGGGCTGTTGGGGTCGTTCTGTTTCTTCTTTGAAAGACGCTTCTTGATACCAAGACTTCGGGCGCAATAGCTGTCACCCTTTTTAGTCCCCGGAGCTATGGTGTATCCTTTAGCTCCATAACGGACAGTCTTCTTACGACCTGTCTTAGGATTACGAATAGTCTTTGAGAACTTTTTACCTGTGGGCATTAAATAGACTTTTTGGTGGTAATAAATGCGTCTAGGTTTTCAGCTCTTAATCTTTTAAGAATTTCTTTACCTGATGCATTATAGATGTTGAAGCCTTCACGCATCCACTTGTCTGCGACAGCAACCGGGATAGAGGCAACTTTCATAAATTCGCCTTCTTTTTGGTTAAGACTGTCATCGTAAGTCCGGCGCAAGTCTTTCAGAAACTTGTCCGGTAAGTGTTGTGAAGTCTTACGTTGTAGTCTGTCGCCATCCTGAATGAAATCAGTCTGGACATCGTAAAACTTAGTAATTTTATCAGTCATTGCTTTCCTTATTTAGTAAAGGCGTGGGGGTGCGAGACAGGTAAGGAGAGCAGAACCCTATCTGCTCCCCCACTCCAATGGCTTATGACAGACCTGTGATCATGCCACTATCAGCAAAGTTCAGGTGTTTCACTGAACCTTCGTAGCTGATGAAGTGTTTGTCACTGTCACCTGTTTGAGCGAGAAGTGTGCGTGTAAACGGACGCAACACAACACTCTTAAACATGGCTGGGTCGATCAAAAATGCGTGTGTCGTAAGCTGGTGACGATTGAGTACAATGCTGTACTCTCCGTACGGCGAACAAAATCTTTACCTTGGTTCGTTAGACCAAAGTCGTTAAAAAACGCTCATACTTTCGATATGAGATGAGACTATATCATGTCTACTATTGCAGACCCCTGCGCTTCCAACCCACTAGGGTTGTACTCCATAAAAGGATAGTCGTTGCACCTTCCTTGCATAAGCAAGGCTTGGCTCAGGATTACCATATCCATAAGGACTTAGGCTTCCCCTGAATTCACAGGGTTTAATGTACGCTATGCCGATTTGTTTAGTTAACGTACAGGTCAATCACGTTGACCAACTCACGAGTTTGAGCAAACTCACGATTGCGACCTGAAGAGGCGGCAAAACCAGCAACGATTTGAGCATCGCCCGGTTTAATCATGAGTACGCTTGGGTCAGAACCATTATTATAACAGGCTTCACCCAGCTCAAGTAGTTTAGCTTCGGTAAGGGCATCTGTAGCGTTAGCCCCAGCGTCAACAGTTGTTGAAATCTGTTGGTCAACTGATGCCATTTCACGAGCTGTTGAACTGTTACCAGTCACCGCCGCATTACTTACTCCTACATACGCACGTTCTAGGTCACGCTTAATTTCTTTAAGTGCTTTACCTAATTGGTACGCAGTTTCTTTTGCTCTGCCGTAAGTCTTAACGGCATCAGCGGTTTTGGACACTTGAAACGCTTTTGTCAGAATTTGAGTGTTGTTAGTTCTGGACGTTGCGTTAGAAAGAGTAGCCATGCTTGGGTCTGCACCCTCAACCGCTTTGTTGTCTGCGGCGGCGGCAAGGCTATCTTCAAGGAATTCAAACACACGAGCGGAACAGGTTTCTGAACCAATCATTGTGCTGAATGGGGTGTCGGTTGGTGTGATGTCGGTAATGATGTCCGATACATCCTCAGCCAAGCCGACTTGGTCATAAGTAGTATATGTAGTCATTTTATTCCTCTAAGTTGACTAAGTTAAACTACTGCTCCCAACGTGCCATCAGTGCATCAGCTATATCATCGAGGTGGTTTCCACGTTTTGCCGTTCGCAGTTTTTCTTTGGTAGCTTTTACTCGCTTTTGCTTGGCGACATCAGCTGACTGCTCAGGTGTCTTTCGTGCTTTTAGTGATTTAGTTCTAGTCACTGTTTTCGCTTTCTTTGTTGTAGCCACTTTCTTGCCTTGATCATATAGACGGGCTTTGTTGAGTAGCTTGATAACAACAGGGTCAACAATTGTGTTAACCATTTGCTCGGGTAAGCCTTCACCAACCGAATACTGACGTATTTCATCATACATCTCATTCGACCAGTCAGGCACTTCCTCACGTAATACTTTTACTGCATTTGTCGCGGCTTCATTCAGATTGGCTTGATGCTGTGACTGAATTTCACCGTAGAACTGTTCAGCTTCTTGAGTGAGAAAATCGAGGTTATCTTTCGCAAGTTTACTTTCTTTACGAAGCGAAGCGAAGTCATCACGGGTCATCTCTTGACTTGCTACAAGCATGTCGATGTCCTCGTAAGGTTTGTAGGCTTCTTGTGCCTTCTCGATTAGCTTTTGCATGACAACAGAAGTCTTCTGAAGAGCTTCATCGGCTTCTTTACGTTGTTTTGCAGTTTGCTGAGACTTTTTAGTTAGTGATGCCTCTTGACCATAAAGCCGTTTTAAATCTTTAACAGATGCCTTCTTGACTTCTCCGTCTACGAGAACCTCAACGAGATGTTCGTCATCAGTAATTACTTCAGCTTCTTCATCTTCTTCGTCGTCATTCTCTTCGACTTCGTCATTTTCATCAGGGTCTGTATCATCTTCAACGATTTCTTCGTCTAGATTGTCGTCACTATCATCACCCGAGTCAATCTCAGTCTCTTCTTGATTGTCTTCGGGTGTCGCCTCTTGTTCAACTTGTTCGGATAACTCCTCTTCTGGAGTGTCCTCCCATCGGGACAAAATGGCATCCCCTGCCTCTGATACTGATAGAGGCTTAGGGCTTTCAGGTGGGGTATTATCTTGCACGTTGTTATTACTCATGGTGCTTACTCCTCCAATTCGCGGCTGTTGCGCTTTTCTATTTCATCTTTAATTGAGACTTGTTGCTTCAAAGTATTCACAATGTCTACTACGGCTCTATAACCATTGTAGTTGCGCTCACGGATTTCAGGTTCTTCAGGGTTTGAATTAACAAATGCCTGAAAAGTGCCTTGCACTATTCCGTCAATGACGTTGTTAAACGCTTTGTTGTTGAGAAGCTTTTCAGCATCATGTCCAATATTGATAAGTTGGTCTTCGTTTTGTTCGCTCACCTATTTACTCCTATTTAGTTTGGTCTAAGGACAGTCGTTCATTGTCTATGCGTTGCTTATGCTTGAACTGTTCCTCTTTAAGATCGACGCTATCCGATTTAATGGCTTGGTCGTTCTGTACTTTCAACGCATCTAATTGTAATTCTGCTTGCTTGATTTGTGTTTCCAGCATCACTTTCTGTTCGGCTACAGATGTATTTCGTTCTTGAAGCTCGAGCGTCTTAGCAGTGACCTGCATATCCATTTGCTCTTTAGCACTTGGCTGAGGCGGCTGTATTTTGTCAGGAGGTGTCAGATACTCGGCGGCATTCATAATCCCTGACTTCTCGAGCATATCCGTAACAAGGGCGTATCTGTTTTGTGGGGTGTACATTGGCTGAAGACCGGGGTCTTGAGTGAACATCTGGTGCAACTGCATGTACTTTTGAGCTTCACGGTCTTGCTCACCATAGCCAAGCTTCAGCTCGACTATAACGTCCCGGCGTTCCTGCCATTGTGATGGAGATACCTGTATGAAGTTTCCGGCAACCTCGATTATTTTGTCTTCTTCTTCGTTCTCAACGACCAGAGTATAGATTTCTTGGAATAGAGGTTTGACAAACTGGTTGGCAAGGTTACGAGCAATAATCTTTTGACGTTGCATAGACATTGTCGCAAGCTGTTCAACCATTGCCGCAGAATTTTGTTTACTGACTGCATTTTTATCTAATCCTTGTGAAAGACGAGAAACACCAGTCGTGTCCTCTTTATCTTCATCTAACATTTTGATGGTTTGGAATATGAATGGGTTTA